GAACAAGTAGTTTTCTCAACTAAAGGTTCATTTGGACAAGGTTTACCACCACTAAGTGGTTGTATACATTCTCTTTTTCTAATAGATTCTCCATTAGTACATTTCCAAGGACTCCATTCTGACAATCTGCCATCCCTACACCCTAGAATTTGTTCTTGATAAAATGTTGTTCCATCTGGACGTTTTAAACAATTATCACCAATACATTTTTCATATCTTACAAAACATCCATCTTGTTTTTTATCACTAACTTGTAAACCTCCTGGTAAGGTATCATATCCACAAGGAGTTTCATCTATCATTTTATAGTAATATGCTTGTCCATTATTATTAAATTGTTGTACTAAACTCCTATAAGGTTTATTTATTGCAACAAATGGTGTGAATCCACTACAACTATTTGAATTCGTACCTTTTACACAAGCTTGAACGTGCCCAGACCAATGTGCTTCTTTAATACAATTTATAGTTATAATTGGTTCAATCACTTCACTATAATATTCTTGCCAATTTGCCCACCACAAATTTGAATTTGTAACAGGATGTGCATTTGTATCTACTGAAAAACTTGGACATGATGGACATATAGGATAACTTTCTAAAACTCCATCATTTTCAGCTAATAATTCTATCTTTTGAGCATTAGTATAACATTTAACATAAATATTTTCATAAGATGCTGCTAAATCAATAGTCCATGTTCCATCATTGAATCCTGTAACTGATGGATTTTTCGTTGCTTCAAATGTTTCGCATTTTCTAAACCATCCATTTTGTTTACAATATGTAAAAACAGAAGAACTCGTAGCCTTTGATCTATCAATTTCCAAATTCTCATATTTATCACCCCGTTTTACCTGAACTATTATATCACCAACGTATAACAATTGATTTTTAACAAATCTTATTTTTCTTACAGGAGACATTATTATTATTATAGTATAAAATAATAATTCAAAAAATTGAAGTTTTTTTTACAAATGAAATTTGAAATGAAAACAGTACCGATTTACGTCGATGAAAATGATAAAACATATGATTTGTTAATAGGTCAGACACAACGAGAAAATGATCAAATATTACGAGAGTGTGATCAAGATGATACATGGTTTCATTTAGAAAATGTAAGTGGGCCTCATTTCATTTTACGAAATTCAGGTGATAGTATTCCTAAGAGATATTTAAATCAGATAGCTGGTTTATTTATAGATTTTAAAAAAACTTTACCAAACAGATATTCTGTAATTTACACTGAACTTAAAAACGTAAAGTTAACAAAAACGCCAGGACAAGTTTTAACATCGAAAACAAAAGTGATAAAAATATAACAAGTTTAATTATACTGTATTTAAAATTTAAAATTTATAAAACACATTATGTTGGGAGAATTTTTGTCTTGGACAATTAGTACATTATCTAATATTTCGTGGTTATTTGTCTTTATTCCACAAATTTTAGAAAACATAAAGAATAAATCATCAGATGCAATTAGTTTTTATTTGATTTTACTATGGTATATAGGTGATACATTTTCAACAATATCTGTTATATATAAAAGTGTGACTCCTATGTTATTATATGTAGGTATATATCATATAATTTTTGATTTAATCTTTATAGGTCAAGTCATATATTATAGATTACCAACAATACAATCATATCCCCAATTATTAAACGAAGATTTATACAGATATGATCTTTTGTATTATATAAAGGATGTTATTACAATGCAAGAAGTTTATACATTTCTAGGATACAATACTGTACTGATATTAAGTCAATCCGTTTTACATTATCTTCCCCACATTATTATAGGAAACATTTTTGCATGGTTATCAACTATTATCTTTTTAACATCTAGATTACCACAAATTTTATTAAATTATCAAAGAAAAAGTGTTAGGGGATTGTCTTTTGTTACATTTTTTAATATTGCAATTGCAAATCAGCTATTTTTAATATCAGTTCTTATAAATCTTTTAGACTTTCAATCACCAACTTTACGATTAAAATTTATACTGGAAAATTTACCCTGGATAGTTGGATCATCTGGAACTATCTTTTTTGATATAATTTTATTTTTACAATTCTGGAAATATCGATTACAGTAACTACCTAACAAATGTTTACAAAACAAATTCTAAAATGACAGATCCGTTTTCAATAGTCAATATATTATACGATATAGCAAATACAAATAATTTCATTTGAGGATTATTTTTGCATAATTTTAGAGCAAGTGTGACATCATTAAATCGAGACATATTAAGAGATCCTGTTGGTTGATTATCTTCTGGACGAATAGAAAATGGCATAGTGTATATATATTTCATTGGTATAACAGAATGTACACTATCTGGAAAAATTGTTCTATAATAAAATTCTGGTAAATGATCAAATCTATATTTACCATCTAACAATAATGAAGCTTCTTCTATAAGAGGTAATTCATCATTTTTTTTACCATATGAAAAATAATTATTAGTATTTATATTATCTGTTTCAACTGCAAAAAATACAATTTCTTTACAAGGATGGTTAAATTTTAGATCGGAATTGTATACATTAGTGCCATTTGTTATAATTTCATCGCCATTGTATTGAACTTGTTGAATTATATATTGATGTTTTTGTTCCTGAAATTGTCTTAATATAATATCGTCTAAAAATATATATTCAGCATAAATATTAGAAGTTATTATATCATGTATTATTGGTGGTGTATCACCATCATAATTAACACATTCTGAAAAATTTCTTAGTTTGAAATTGATTTTAATATCTTGTTTAAACATACTTAACAAGGGTAAAGCCATATTATATTGTTTTGTAAACCAAAAATCCAAAGGGATTACTAAATCAACATCCCTTGATGCATTTTGAAGACTACTTACATACGTATCTGATTTTAATAACATAAAATTTTTACCCATTTGTTTATTATTATTTGTCAAATCATCCCAAGCATCCATAAATTGTGGATAAAGTCTATCAATCACAACACCACCTATTTGCAATTCAATAGCATCTGAAAAAATACCATATCCTATAGTATCACTCCACGATGCATATTGACCAGTTGAGAATACAATTTTTGGTAAACGAATATGAAGATATAATTTTGATAATAAATGACCACGTTTAGGTATTTCACAAGTTGATTTTTGTCCAAATGCAGCACTAGAATTAAAGTCAAGTTTTACAGTATCTGTTGCAAAATTTACATAACGATAATAATTATATTTAAAAATATTAATTTGAGGATCTTTTGTTAGATACACATCTTGAATACCAAGAGCTTGCAATTGAAAAATACTTGGTGACATCTATATTAATAACATCGAATAAAAAAAAAGTAAAATAAAAACAACATCGTATAACTTTTAATAAATAAATACATCTCGAAAATTAATTAACTTAAAAATAATTATATAGTATTAGTATTATATAATTATGGTATCAAGATTATGTTTAAAAAGATTGAATAAAGAAATTTCAATGTATCAAAAAGAAAATTTTAGTTTTCCAAATTTAATATTACGCCCTAAGGAAAACGATTTATTAACTTGGTTTTTTATCGTTCACGATCTACAAGAAACTCCATTTGAAGGAGGAATATATTTTGGTAAAATATTATTAGATGAACAATATCCATTAAAACCACCTAATTTCATATTCATAACTCCAAATGGTCGTTTTGAAACAAATAAAAAAATATGTACTACATTTTCTGCATATCATCAAGAAACATATACTAGTACGTGGAATATAATGTCAATGATGGAAGGTATGATATCATTTATGACGGATAAAAATCCAGATAAAGGTATTGGATCTTTAGAAACAACTGACGAAGAAAAATGTAGATTAGCAGAAAATTCTTTAGAATGGAACAAATCAAATGATATATTTATATCAACTTTTCATGATATAGACACATTAATTACACAAGTTAATGACACAAGTTAATGACACAAGTTAATGACACAAGTTAATGACACAAGTTAATGACACAAGTTAATGACACAAGTTAATCGTATTTCTTTGAACGTAATCCATAATTTGGTTGTGTTAATCTACCTTTTAATTCGGTAGTTAAAATTTGATAACAGTTAATTGTGTCATTTTCAGTTGTACAAGTGTCACTTTTAATGGGTTTACTTTCTGTATTGTCTTGTAAAAATAAATTTTTTGAGTTAATTGGTGAAAATGGGTTAGGAGCATAACCATTATTTCCCAGATTTAATTTGCTAATGTTTGTAATAACTGGTTCTAATTCGTTTGTATACCATTTTGAAAAATCAGTAATTATATCATTTGCTCCTGCATCAAAATAATTAAATAAATCTATATTTTCTTTACTATATACTGTATTTAAAAATGTTCTTTGCAAACTTTTTTCTTTTAATGGTATAGATTTAGTTTGAACAAATGTTGATATTTGTTGTGGGTCAGTTTCAGTTTCAGTTTCAGTTTGTGTTTCTTGAAAAATCTTTATAGGTTCTATAGTTTGAATATAAACAGATGTTTTCTCAACAGTGACACAAACAGGTATTTTAGTTAATTCGTATAGTGTACGTTTTTTATAATCTTTAGAATTCCATACCCATCCTTTATCGATAATTTCTTCTTGGCAAAAAATATCACATTTATCATCTGTAAGTGTATATCGTAAATCTATAAGAGACTCTGGATATTTAGTTTTATAACGATTACATAACCATTCATAACATTTAATAAAACTGTAATCTACATCTAATTCATTTGTATAAACATAATGATTGTTTTCAATATTATCTTTTATATAAACAAGTTCTTTACTCATTTAATATTAATATATAAAATAAATTTATATATTTTACTGAGCCTGTGTTTATTAAAAAATAATTCAATTAATAAAAATAAAATATTAAGTTATTATTATAATGAATCTTTCTATTTATAAAAACAAATCTATTACGTCATTAATGTCAAATCTTCGAAGTGAGATCTCTCATCTGCAAAATAATGAAAGTATACGAAAGAATATTAAAATACGTTCTTTAATAAAAGAATTAAAATCACGTGATTTATCTGAATTACAAAAAAGTACATTTAACAAATTAATTGTTAGATACACATGGATTTAATTTAATAATCACAAGGTACCACCACTATGATTGTCTTTTTATAAAAAATTGAAAACATAATGAGAGAGACAAAAATTACTCAAATTACTCTTTATTATGTCATTCTCAAAGTACTTATTACAATTTACTAAAAACGCAAGTTCTGAACAAACTCATTTATCATTTAACAATGGTAAATATAATGTTCCAGATAATAAATTAGATGAATTTTACAAACGCTATTTTAATGTTATTTCAAATGTTACAAACGATGAAAGAGACTCACTTTATCTTATTGAAAAAGTTTACAATTCAACTTTTGCATTTTTTATTGATTTAGATGTTCCAAAACGCTCAGGATACAAGTTATCCGACGATGATGTCCTTGATGTCATAGCTGCTACACAAATAGTTATTAGAGATATGTTTGTAGAAAATGATAATTTGTTGCAAACAATTGTTTCAAAAAGAGTTACTGAAAGAGGTTGTAATTATCATATCAATTTTTATAATTTGATTGTAAATAATGCAATTGGTAAAAAGATTATCACTGAAGTATTAGAAAAACCAGATATTTTACATCAAGATTTAAAGGAATCTATTGACATATCTGTATATAGAACAGGATTGCGTTTATTAGGTTCTAAAAAGGTTTCTAAATCTTCAAATGAACAAAAGGATACTGACGATATTGATTCAGTATATAAGATTTACAATATTGAAAATCAAGAAGTTGTAGAATTACAAAACTTGACATTTGAACAATTTGCAAAAACTACTGTTAAGAGAAAATCAACAACAATAATTTCTGAACTAAAACAAACTGTAAAAACATCTGAAAAAGCTGTGGAAAAACAAATTCCAGTAAAGGGAATCAACAATGATAAAATCAAGACTGAAATTTCTACTTTGTTAATTAATTTAAAAGCGCAAAACGAATGTTTAAAAGAGTATGATACAAGTGTTCAAAGAATTTATGCTAAACAAAATCGTGTTGGGATTTTTTGTTATTATGTATCAATCAATGGTAAGTATTGTCCATTTAAAAATCGTCAACACGAAAGAGATGTTAGTCCGATTTATTTTGAAATAAGTATTAATGGAATTTATATGAAATGTCACGATGAAGAATGTAGAAGAAGATTATTTCCAGAATCCGGGTTTACTTTACCTGAAAAATTTGAACAAGAATATCCAGAAATGTATCTTAGTATGAATACAAGATTTTGGAATTCTGAAGTTACTTTATCAGATGATACCCGACAGTCATTAGAATCAAGTTTATCCGGATCACATTATTCTATTGCAAAAGCTGTATTTCAAATTTACAAAGACCGTTTTAGAGTAGATGATATCAAAAATACAGAATGGTACGAATTTAATGGAATTAGATGGAAGCGAAGTCATTTAATGAATATTTTAATTTCGGAAGAATTACCTAAATATTATAGAAGTATTAAAATCAGCGACACATCTGTACAAAACAAAAATTTACAAGACTTCCTTGTTAATACTGATAAAATAGACGCAAATATGCGTAATCAAATGATTGATAATATTATTAACAAATTGGAAAATGTTAGTTTTAAGGGTAATATTATTTCCCAAGTTATTTATTTATTCAAGACATACGATAATGATTTTTACAGTAATTTGGATTCTACTTGTAATTTAGTAGGATTTAAGAATGGTGTATATGATTTTAGTCAAAAACGTTTTAGAGATGGTACACAGAATGATTACTTGACATTTTCTACAGGTTACGATTATCTTGATTATGATGAAACTTGTCCACATACACAAGACATTTATACATTTTTGAGTCAAATTATTCCAAATAAACATGTATTGGAATATACACTAAAAGTCCTTGGTAAATCATTAATAGGTGCTCCAGATGAGCGTTTTTATATATGGACTGGGTTATCTGGTGCAAATGGAAAATCAACATTAGTTAACTTTTTGGAAAATACACTAGGAGATTATATTACTGGAGTAGATGTATCTCTTTTAACAAATAAAAGAGGAAGTTCTAGTAATGCATCACCAGATGTTGTTAGACTTCGTGGAAAACGTATTTTTACATTTCAAGAACCTGAACACGATGATAAACTTAGAACTGGTATTTTGAAACAATATACCGGTGGTGATAGTATTATTGCCAGAGAATTATTTAAAGCACCCGTTTCATTTAAATTACAAGGAACAATGATTATGTGTTGTAATGACCTACCATCAGTAACTAGTTGTGATGGTGGTACTTGGAGAAGAATTAGAGTTGTGGAATTCAAATCAAGATTTTGTGATAATCCAACAAAAGAAAACGAGTTCAAAATTGATCCAAGTATCAAGTATAAAATCAAGTTTTGGAGACCATACTTTATGAGTATTCTTATTCATTGGTATGAAAAGTTTTTAGAAGAAGGAATGAATGAACCAGATGAAGTCAAGAAAGCAACTGCTAAATACAAGGTTGATAACGATAAGTTTAATGAATTCTTTGATCAAGTTTTGCAAGAAGCAAAAGATGAATTTGAATCAAACAAAATAATTTACAACCATTTCTCTACTTGGTGGACAAATAATTATCCCAACTCTCGTGTACCAGATATTAAAGACTTGAGACGTGCTATGAAAATCAAATATGGAAACGAAAAAGAATCAGTTATCAATGGATGTTTAAATTACGGATTTAATATTAAAATCAAACAAGCACTACAACAAGATTTTGACAACCAGGAAGATTTATAATGATTTTCAAATTTATCTAATGATTTATAATGATTTTCAAATTTATCTAATGATTTATAATGATTTTGAAATTTAATTTATTACACTTTTATCTATAATTTGAGATTTAGTCACTTTTAAAATAATTTTATTATAATATTAATAAAATTATTACAAAATCGAGTAGATTTATTATTAAGTAAACATTTACTGTTTTTATCTTGGATGTTTGTTATTATTTTTTTATAATATATATATAATGAACGATAGTTTTGTTGAAACTGTAGACAACATACCTATTACAGGAATTCCAAATGACATTTTACAATTAAATATAGACGATATCAATTTTGAAAAGGCTAAAGCACAAGAAGATGTTTTTAGATGGGAACCTTTAGAAGAATCATGGAGAAAAAAACTTTCATCTGATAATTTTGTTGTAAAAAATTGCCTTGGTGATGGAAATTGCCAATTTAGATCAATAGAAACAGCTTTAACAAATGCAGGATGCAAAACTGACCACGAACGTTTAAGACGAGCCTTGTGTAAATATATAAATGGTCTAGAAAATTCGGAATTTTTTGATATTATTCAAAGTTATAGATTAGAAAAACAACACGGTGAATTCGTGGGAGAATGGGACCCTTTTAAAATTAAAAATAAACGCGATTTTACAACTCAACTTAAAAAACCAGGATTTAATTTTCAAGGTGACAATATCACATTATCTCTTATTTGTAAAGTTTTGAATGTTGATATAATCATATTAGATGATAGTCTTAATATAACAAATCTAACAAACAACGACAAACCACATCCAAAACTCATTGTTTCATATTATGACCGTTCAAAACAACATTATAAAACGATTGGTTTACAAACAAAACGTAAACGTGTTATAACAATGTTTAAACGATTAGAACTTCCATCAGAAATAGATCGAGTTTTAGATAAACATACTTTTTACTTGTATCATATTAAAGATATTTGTACAAAAGAACTTGGATGTGGAAAACTTCAGCTAAATAAGATTATCAAAACTATTGAAGAACGTATTCAAACACGTTTATCAAAACAAGATAAAAAATCTATTATAAAAATTATAAGAATGATACTTGACAATGAAGATTTTTTCAATCGCATTAAAAGTTAAATTGTAATTTATTATAAATCAAACGATAATTCAAGACCTATTTTATTACACATCTTGTGTAATTTTAACGTATCGTATGCTTTAACCAAGTCAGAATAACCACCAACCAATTCATTATTTATTACTATAACAGGATACGAATAATGTTTGTAATAATGGAATAATTGATCTCTCTTACATTCGTAATTTTTATCACTAGGTTTTAATTTAATTTCATTAAAAGGTAGTTGTAATTCGTTTAAAAAATTTTTAGCGTTATCGCAATATTTACACCCCTGTCTAGAAAATACAATTATTTTGTTTTCCATATGTATATAAAATGAATAATAAAATTATATTTTAAATATTGTATTTTAAATACCTTTAACTTGATTTCCTTTTCAATTTCTTTTTTGACTTTAATTTCGATTTCCTTTTAGACTTCTTTTTCGATTTCCTTTTGGACTTCCTTTTAGACTTTGGTTTTGATTTCCTTTTAGACTTTGGTTTTGATTTCCTTTTAGACTTCTTTTTTGACTTCCTTTTAGACTTCTTTTTTGACTTCCTTTTAGATTTCCTTTTTGACTTTGGTTTGGATTTCCTTTTAGACTTCTTTTTTGACTTTGGTTTAGACTTTGGTTTTGATTTCCTCTTAGACTTTGGTTTAGACTTCCTTTTAGACTTTGGTTTTGATTTCCTCTTAGACTTTGGTGATCGATGTTGAAATGTTAAACTGTATTTTTGATAATGTTTATGTAAAAAATCCATGTCTCGGTTGACTTTACGTGTAGTTTCTGGGTGGCGGCGTTTGTTATATATCGATAACACATTTAATCTTTTAATTATTTCAGAATACGATGCCTTTTTTCTAGATAATAAAAACTTTAATAATGATCTTCTTTTTTTTTCTGGTAAATTAACATGATATTCAAACAAACCACCCTTGGTTGTAATAGGTATTCTTACTTTTGATTTTGACTTTTTACGTTTCGTTCTTTGTCTGGACCTTGTTTTTTTAAATATTTTCGAAGTTTTAAGCTTTTTCGATTTTTGCGATGTTTTCATTTATTTTGTTATAACTTAAAGTAATAAAAAAAATTTTTTGTTGACATATATTAAAATGGAATTATTAAATTACGAAATTACATTTGAACACTTAATAATACTTGTTGCAATATTATACATATTAATGTTTATAATTAAAAGAAAAGAAGGCTTTGAAACAGAAGAAGTTGAACTACTAAAGAAATGGGGGAGGCCGTCTACCATACCCTACCCATGGGGGTCAACTCCAGAGGTGGCGACAAAGCCAACCAACCTGAGCGGTAGCATTAAACAAGAACAAGAACTAAAGAATAAACAAGAACAAGAACTAAAGAATAAACAAGAACTACAACTAAAAAATATAATACAACAAAAAACTAAGGCTTGTCGTGAAGAATCTATTGACCAGGGATTTTTACATTATACCTTTAATTCCCCAGCTGTACCTAGGAGATAAATATTTTTGGTGTTGAGGCTGGTGTAAAATTAAATTATTAAAAAAAACAATTATAATAACAATATTCTTTGTTATTATAAGGATGATAATACTAGACTTTACATCGTTAGTAGTTATACCGTTAATAATATATATACTCACAAGAAATATAGTTATAACAATTATTTTTTTATCTTTTTGTTTGCGATTTTTAAACAGTCCGGATAAAAAACTCGTTAAGGAAAGAGTACAACAGAATATGTTTTATTCGCCTAGTTCAGGTTATATTAGAGAGATAACAACTGATGATACGAATACAACTATATCCTTGTTCTTGAACGTATTTGACAACCATACACAATATATCCCTATAACATCCAATGTGATATCAATCCAACAATTTGATGGATTATTCGCACCAGCTTTTTTAGAACATTCTATCAATAATACAAGAGTTAAAACTACATTGTATAATCAAAAACTAAACTTTTCATACACAATTACTCAAATAACTGGTTTGTTAACAAGAAGAATTCTAAACTTTTTACAAACGCAAAATCGAGATCCTATAACACCAGGTGAAAGATTAGGATTTATTGTTTTAGGTTCTCGAGTAGACATAACTATACCAAATAAAAATATACTACAAATATTAGTAAAAACTGGTGATCACGTTAGTAGTATGGAAAACATGATTTTAGTCAAATAATTTAAAAATAATTGAAAAATTATATACATATAGATAATGTAATAATGTCATCATCAAGAAAGGATTTTGAGATTTTTTTATATAAAAACAAATTCAATCAAAAATCATTAATGGATATAGCTAGTAGTCTTTCAAGTAAAACAATTGCATCCATTGTAAATGACTTACAACAAGAACAACAACCTCTAGAAAACGACGCAAATAGTATATACGTATTTACAGATGGTGGGTGCTCTAAAAATGGCAAAGCTGATTCTAAAGCTGGATATTCTGTGTTGTTTTCTACAGATGAAGATTCTACTTTATATGAATTTAATACAACACGCTTAGTTGTAAAAGAACCAACGAATAACAAGGCAGAACTGTCTGCTATAAGATATGTTTTTAAAACAGTTTTAGAAAACATTAACTTATTTGAAAACAAAACTGTAATCATCTGCACAGATAGTATGTATTCCATCAATTGCATAGAGAAATGGTCAAAAGGCTGGGTCAAAAACAATTGGAAAAATGCAAAAGGTGAAGATGTTAAAAACCAAGATATTATTAAAAGCACCTTGAATTTAAAGGATAATATTACTAGTAGTAACAAGAATATCCAAATTCATTTCAATCACGTTTTTTCACATACTCAACAACCAAGTGACACTACATCACTAAAATATTTTCTTTGGAATGGAAATAATATCGTTGATGAAAATATCAAGAAAATATTGAATTTATAAATACTTATTTAAAAATAAAACTTATTAACTAGTATACTATTATGTCTAATCTGTACAATTTTGTTAATATTATTGGTTATGGGTATGTTGGAGGTGCAATTGGTTACTTGTGTAAAAAGAATCAAGTTCCATATTGTACATATGATGTTTTAAAAAAAGATGAACCAGAATCAGTAGGAAATTTCAATGATATTTCTAGTTTAATTAAAAGTTCAGAACAAACAAATGAACATAACTTTTATTTTATCTGTGTTCCAACACCACCAAAAGATGATACTGGAGAATGTGATACATCAATTGTAGAACATGTTTTGGACCAATTGTTTTGTGAAACTACACGTAAAACTTCGGTTATTATCAAATCAACTATTAAACCAGGTACTTCAAGAACTTTACATAATAAATATGGTAAAAAGTTGAATATTGTATTTTGTCCTGAATTTTTAAAGGAAAAGACGTTTCAAGAAGATATGTACAATGCTGATTTCTGTTTATTAGGAACTGAATGTGATACTAGTACTCGTGAATCAGTTGAAGATATTATGCGAAGACTTTATTCTCATAAAACAATTGATGTCATTCATAAAAGTTATGAAGAATGCGAATTGTTTAAATATACTATCAATGTATTTTTAGCTGTAAAAGTCTGGTATTTTAATGAAATCAGTGAAGTATGTAATCGATTTGGTGTTGATTATAATAATTTAAAAGACTTGTTTCCTTTGGAACCACGTATTGGTGAATCACACATTGATGTTCCTGGTCACGATGGGTCTTATGGTTTTGGTGGAAAATGTTTACCAAAAGAAACATTAGCTCTATCAAACTTACAACGTGGGTTGGGTTTACCAAATGGAGTATTGTCAGAAATTTTAGAACGTAATAATCATTTCAGAACAAAAAAAGATTAAGTACAAAATAGTAAAATTACAAAATAGTAAAATTACAAAATAGATAATATTAGTTTAAACACATCGTGCTTTAACTAATAATGAAGATTACAAATTTTACTTTTTCAAACAATTCATTAATAGTTTATTTTGACATGGAATTCAAACAAATAAATTATGTTAAAATGGAGTCACAATCTCAAGAATCACACGGAACATTAGAATGTGAAGAAATGGAGATAAAATATTCAAAAAGGAAAAATACGTTAAACTTATTTATAAGTGACATTGCAAATACAATCGTATTGTTAATTACAACTTTTGATAACAAGGATGTATGTTATTCTTACTACATGAATAAACAAAAAGATAAACAAAAGGCACTTGAAGAAGATAAACAAACAAACATGGATTTGATGGCACGTGGATTTAAACAATTATTTAAAAGTCAATCAAATATTTTGGATAAGGAGGATAATGAATTTATTACTGCGGAAAACACCATAAAAATATACCCTATAAAAAATCAAAATATTTTTGCAAATATTAAAAAGAAAGTTTAGTTTTAAAATGGAGTTAGAACGTTTATGTAAAAGAGTTACAAATATTCCAAGTAGTATTTCAAGAGCATATACTAAAGATATTTCAAAAATTTTAGATGATGTTTTTTTCGAGTATGATATTCATTATAAAGATACACGTGAAAAAGTTCCAAAAGAAATTTTAATAAGAAAATTTTTATCAGTGTTTGATAATTCAGAACAAGATGATGTTAAAATATGTATGGGTGTTTCTCAAAATGGTAATAAATGTTGTAGACGAGTACGAGAAGGATTGAACTATTGTAAAACACACCAATATTTAGAATATAGATCTAAATCTCAAACTGTTGAAAAACAAAATAACGATGTATTTATTATTGAAAATTCAGATTTACCAAAAACATTGGATAAATCTCAATTAAAAACTTTTCAAATTGATGGTACATTTTATTACGTAGATGATTCATTTGTTTATGATAAAAATACATTGGAAAGAGTCGGATATACAGAAGGATCTAGATATGTCTTGACAGATGATCCATTTATTTTGTGTTTGTAATTGTTTGTAATCAATTTAAAGATATGGTTTTTATATTTATATCTATATGATGAGTTTATATATAATTTGTTTACATTTATTTATGTTGTTTGATGTTAGTTTAGCACATATTTCGATGAGTTTTCCTCCATCAAGAAGAAATCAATTATCTGAATATTATAGAAATAGTGGATTAGTGAATTATAATTTAAGGTCACCATTAAATGTCCAACCTGATTTTTTTAGTTTTCCATGTAAAGGATTCCCAAAAGGACCATCTGTGACTACATACGAGTCAAATACTATAGCAATTACATTAGAAGGTACTGCTGTTCATGGTGGTGGTCATTGTCAATTTGGAGTATCTTATGATGATAAAAAGTTTGTTGTATTAAAAACTGTTGTTGGTAATTGTTTATTAGACCGAATGTCCTATTCATTTGATATTCCTAAAGATGCTAAAGGGGGTGATGTTACTGTTTTTTGGACATGGATTAATAGAATAGGAAATAGAGAATATTATATGGAATGCGCTGATGTAACTATGAATACTAATGGAAACACTACAAATATAAGCGGTAAAGAATTATTAATTGTAAATTTACCAGGATATCCAAAGGTACCAGAGTGGGAAGTGGGTGCACCTAGTTCACTTGATGGTAGAGATTTATTAAATTCAGTTGGAGATATTTCATTTAGAAGACAGAATACAAAAGATTACAAAAAATTAAAACAAGAAGTAAGTAAAAATAAAGTTGTTGACAAAAAGAATACAGATGACACTAATGAAAATGACGGTGGTGGTAAAAATGACGGTAATGATAACGGTGATGTCAGTAAATGTAGTTGTATAACAGGCGAAATGAAATGTAATGGTGATGGATTTGATACATGTGTTAACAACAAGTGGATATATAGATCTTGTGCAAGTGGAACATCGTGCAAAACATCTGGTGAGAGTATTGTTTGCGATTTTGCATAAAATAGTGATCGAAAATAATTTAGTAAAGTATTTTCGATTGTTTTTTAAATTTTATTAGGAGGACTGGCAAAATGTATAAAAATATACAGTTCAATTAGTTGGAGTATGCTAACCCACCCATACCGGCCATGATTCTAAGAACGTTATAGTTAACGGCAAATACATGAAGGTTACCAGCTCCATCAGCGTTAAGGTGGAGAGTGGCATTGTCGATACGAGACATGTTTACGGTACCAGAAGGTTGATGTTGTTCTGGGTTAAGAGCAAACGAGTAAACATAGATACCATAATTTGGAATACAAGTGTGATGTTGGTATGGTTGAACCAAGTTGAAGTAAGATCCCTTACGTTCAGAGAATCGGTCCTGTCCATTAAGTTGAAGTTTAGCATTGACTACGTCTACATAATCCCCACCTAGCCCAGCAACACCACTATCTCTAATAACCCAAATGAGTTCCTTACAAGGATGGTTCAAAGCAAGTTTGCTCTTATAAGCACCTTGTCCAGCAATAGATTCAGCTCCAGTAAATTGTAATTGTTCAATCAAGTATTCGTGTTGAACTTGAGCAAATTGACGACGTTCATCAGTATCAAGATAAATGTAATCAACAAACAATGAAGCTTCAAGAGTTGGAGTTTTCGCCAAAGCAGCTGTTATCGCAGTTCCATCATGTTTAGTGTGAACGTGAAGATCAGCAAAAGCCTTGAAGGTAATGTTGAATTTAACTTCGTGATATTGAAGAGCAATCAAAGGAAGAGCAAGACCAGGGTTTCTACAGAACCAGAATTGAAGAGGAATATACATTGTATATGCTGCAATTTCGTCAAGACTTTGATCCTGGTTGTTAGCAGTACCAAACGCCGCTAGAGTATTCCTCATAGGAGTAGTCATATCAGTAGTGTTACCAATCATAAGATTATATCCTTCACTCTTTTCAGAAGTTTGGGTAAGATCATTCCAAATGTTTAACCATAATCCATAATGTTTATCAATGGTTTGACCACCAATTTCAATGGAAACTTCTTCAATCAAATTGTGTCCAAGATTTTCAACCCATCTGACTACATTTTCGGTTGCAGAGTCACCACTAGCAGGTGCTGCTCTCATAACACCAACAGTTGCTTGAAGATAAACCTTGTGGATAAGATCACCGTTGCGAGAAACAGTGCAAGAAACTTTTCGACCAAAGTCTACAGATCCGTTAAAGGTCTGTTCAATAGCTTCAATTGCAAAGTTAGTGTGTCGTCTGTAAACGACTTTAAAAAATGTTATTTGAGGATTACCTGTACATTTCCTCTACCTTATCTTTCAATAAGGATTAGACTATATCTTATGAAGACTTTTGTCTCCCGAAAACCATTTAGTCGTTGAACCTTCTTCTTATTTTAAAGAAGCTTGGCTGCTGATTGCCCATTGTGACATCTTATTCATTTTCACTTTACCCAAGTTTTTCTCTTGGCCAATTTAACCTCACGATTAAATCTTAGTAGAATAAGCTTTAGGGGTTCCCAGCAATTTGATTTTCTCACCAAATATTATAATATTATAAATATTTGATTAACACCAGTGATTCGTATTTACATTCGAGTTCACAAAGAGGTTTATGAATATCTTATTTTTTCGATATTCCTCGGCATTTTTCTACCCTACAGGTTTTTAAGGTAAATATCTTGAGCGCCATAGGCAACTAATTGCATTAATCCACCACCCATTGTTTATTGTTTTTATAATATACAAAAAGAAAAAAAATTTATATAAATAACTTAATAAATCGCATAGGTATTTTATATAACTACAATATACAAAATATCAACAATACATATTACCAAATACCAATTATACATACTATCAAAAACAAAATACATATTACAAAATATCAACAATACATATTACCAAATACCAAATACCAAATACCAAATACAATAATACATATTACCAAATACCAAATACAACAATACACATTATCAAATACAACAATACGTATTATCAAATAACTACAATTAGACCACCAAGTTAAACCAAATTATAAATAAAATCTTGCAAATGATATTTCAATAACATCTTGTCACAATATATCATTAACAAGTATTGTAACTTTGCAAAATCTGTACTATCTGCGTCTTCATCAAACTTGTAAATACCTATATAACTTCGCTTCCACGAAAAATAAAAATGTAATCGCACATTACTACACAATTCTATATCACCAGTATATACATAAGGTTTAACTGTACTATTGGTATAATTACCAGTGGTATAATAATGAACAGGATGTACTAAAACTATTTCATCATTGTCTTCGATAGTATTCCTATTTTGTAATACATATGTTATTATATCATAATAAACAATTTCTGGAGTTTTTAACTCACCAAATCCTAAATTTATTCCCATATCTTTATAAACTATATTATATAAAAAAATGAAACGTTACCATATATTTTTTACCCAAATCATTACACGTATCACGTTCGTTTATTATATCATAATCAGTTCTTGTAAATATAACTTTAGAATTGCCTATATTATTTATATTTAATGCGCCATCATTTTTTAAAAACATTTTTTTATCAATAACCAAATTTGAAAAAATGTTTTCTAAACAATCAAATTGAATGTTTTTGAATAATTCATATGAAAGCAAAAAATTACACTTTTCTAAAATATATATACTCTTAAAATAATACTTTTTAAAAAACGTATTTGTTATATTAATGGTCATCATTTTAAGGGAATTACGTATTATATGTTTTTTAAGAAAAAACAAAACATTCAATAAAATACAAATACTAATATTTGACAAATCATTAAAAGCATTTATTGAAATATCAGATTGTTGTAAATACGCTAATAGACGTGATTTCGTAATATATCCAAAAATAAAGTGGAAATTACGATTTGTTAATCTTAAAACAGTTACATCTTTATAATTTAAATAACTACCAATTTCATACAAAATTTCAGTAGGTAATTTATCAAACATATACTATATCTATAAAAATTAAAATGTGTGTTTAGCGTAAATTAGGCACCTTACTAAATCAATACGTTTAGTGTAAATTAGGTACCTTACCAAACCAATACGTTTGATGTATTATAGGTACTATTAACAAAAAACGTGATAAAAAAGGATACTGTAACATCCATACTATAATGCGATCTTGTTATGGTCAATATTAAAGCGTGTGATGTATTAAGTATACTGAAAAAAATAATGTTATTTATGGTTTGTTTAAGAATATGATATTTGAATAACATTAATGTTATTAAAAATCCAAGTGCAAAATGTCCAGAAAACATTTTATCATAACAAGTACCACCTATTGTCATATTAAAAAACCCCAATCGTTTAACCTCACACCCTATTTGTCGTGGTAAAATAGTAGAAGCCATAGTAATACTTCTTATCATTATAATAATACAAAATTTTACAACTAATTCATATATAAATGAAGTACAAATTTTATCAAAATTGACAAATATTGGTAATAAGAAAGACATCATAAACCAATTTTTTGTATAATTGTATTGTGAATAATCAGTGGTATTATTATGAACAATGTCATAAATAGGTTGTGAGGGTTGTTCTATATAATATTTAGTACCAGTATTCCAAACAAAACAAGTAGTGATAAAATGCAATCCAATTGTAAGTGGTATTATATAATACATATTATTATATAATGTCATTTTATTTTTTATTAAATAACCAAGTTAAAAAACCTCGTTGAACACTCATTTTCATTATTAATGAACTAGACTTGTTTATCTTTTCCCACGATAAATCTAATTGTCTATATTCTTCTTCAACAGGATTTATAACAATATCCTTTTTCATTACTTCATTTATTATATAATTATTTTCTCTACAATTAACCATTTCAATTACGTTTGTAGAATGAGTTTCATTATCTACTAAATTATTAATACATTTTGTATGTTGTAGAAAATTATAAATATCATTTACAGAACATCTTGTATTTTTGTCAATTGACATCATCTTGTACATTATATTTTTAAAATCATCCCTTAAACCAATACGCCTTTTAATTTTTTTATTCATAATTTCTTGTATATTTTCTAATTTATAAAATCTTTCTAAATCATTTATATTTCTTATATTCGAAAATGGCAACAAGTTAAACATCAATTCATAAATACAAATTCCTAAACTCCATATGTCAATCTTTTTATTGTAATATTGAGATTTACTTTTAAAAGAGCTAGTTTGCTTATAGACTGTTATATTTTCCATGTTTTGTATATTTAATATTATTTCAGGAGCCATATAATACGGAGTTCCACATAACTTGTAATATTTTTTACATAATATATCATCCAAATCAATGTCCTCATCATTCATTCCATACAAATCATAACAAGCAAATCCAAAATCTGAGATCTTGAATTCTATTTTACCACTCGTTGAATATTTTATCAACACATTATGTAACTTGATATCACGATGTACTATATTTTTATCATGTATGTATTTTAAACCATTAATTGTTTGATTTAAAAATTCATATAAAAATGAGTTTGTAAATCCACCTGAAGAATTTCTAAAACGATCAGAACCTGATTTTTTTAAAAAATCATACACATCCCCACCATCGCAATACTCCATTCTTAAATAATATATTCCATCACCTTTACTATACCCAAAAAATTTTATTATATTTGGATGATCTAAACTAGACAAAATCTCTATTTCACTTTCTATCAATTCTTTTAAACGTTTAAAATAATAATCTTGTTCTGTATTAACCAATTCGCTTTCATTCTTATATGGTGTTATATTAACTTGTATATCACTGTTATCACGCTTTGTTTTCCTTACTCTTTTAACTGCACCTGTACCACCAGTTCTTCTATTCGTGTAACTTTTTACTAATTCATTTATATTTATTTCTTTTATTATAAAAAATTCTTCATTTGATTCCGTGTCACCTATATGTAATGGTATATCATTTTTACACAAATACACGTTTGAAAAAGAACCTTTTCCAATTTGTTTAATTACTTCGTAGTCTTGAATACCTTGACTCATTCTAATATTAACAAATGAAAATAAATTTAACTTTTAACACTTTTATCAAAATAATCACGTGCTGCTTGATATCCCATATCAATCAAGCCACGTTTTTCATTTTCGGTTAATATAAAATTAATAGGATGTGTTATTTTATATGCGTGTATACAAATAGTGTGTTCAATATATTTGTATGCCAAAGTAGTATCTCTTTCTTTATTTGCAAACAAACATCCCATTAAATGCAACAGATAACTATCAAATGAATCTATTTCGTAATTAATGTCATCGTGAAATTCACCTCTTGTTACCAATTTACACCCCAGTACATTATCCATATTCTCATATTCCTCGTATAACTTTATAGGATAATTATTTAGTAGACCGCCATCAACATAAATACTATTATTATACTTTTCTGCACAAAATATAAACGGTATACTCGTAGACATACGTATAGCTTTTATAACCTTTAAATTAGGATTCTTTTTATAATCAAAAATTTCAATATTATATTTATTGACATTTGTTACAACTACTCTGAAATTAACACCATATTTATGCCATATTTCCCGTAAAGTTATATCTTTTGAAATACCTTTTTTTAATAGCATCGACTCTATCCAAGTTGTTATTAGTTTACCATTATCCATACCATATTTTTCTAAAAAATTCTTCATACGGAAATTTTTTAAACTATCTATTTCTATTGATATAATTTCAGCATACAATTCATCATATGTATATCCTATTAAATACAATAATCCAACTAAACTACCTATAGAAACACAACACATTTCATTTATTTCAAATGTAACATCACCATTTAATTTCAACTCTTCTAAACATTTTATAACACCAATATAAGCTATACCTTTTACACCACCGCCACTCAAAATTAATGTTTTTATCAAATTTTTCATTTCTTATTATTATATTCAAGAGAAAATAATAATAATCATATTACACACATTATACATTTACACATTTACACATTTACACATTAACTTTTAATCAAGAGTTTGGTTGTAAGAGAACAGATTTATCTTGAAAATTATCAAAAAATATTGTTCTAAAATCAGTATTGTATATTTCTTTAATCTTATATACTTTTTCTGTAAAATCATCATCATTCATATATAACATTATATTATAATCTGCAATATTTTCATCATTCAAAAAATCAAAAAATCTATTTAATTTTACACGTCTATCAAAGTAAAAACTAAATTTTCTTAAATTACTAGTTATATCAAATAATATTTCACCCATATCATCTGTTATACTAGCATGAACAATCAAGTTACGCTTATCAATATTATTACCAATAGATTTTTCAAATTCTAATACATCAAAGTCAGATGATAATACAAAATTGTATTCTTTTTCATTAAATATAACATCATATTCCACAAAAATAACATTGTCTATAGTAATACTAGTTTTTTTTGTCATTTTGTTCAATCCAGGTTTCGTTTTTTTTATTGTACGTTCTATTCGCCATTTACAAATATATAAAACCAACGACAAACATTTTAAAAATACAACACGTCTATAATAATATAATACGACGATAGTTATTAAAATCAAATTAAAAAACATCTTATTTAAAAAGTATAATATTTTAGTTTTAAATGGATTTCTTTCAATTTTTACAAAATTCAAAAGACACCACCTCGAATTCAAAAATAACCAATAAACCACCAAAAAAGAAAATTCAAGAAACATCATCTGAAAACAAAACACCCACCAATTTACCCAACGAAGAAGTTGAAGTATATAAAAATATTACCAAAGGTGATATGGTAAAAATCATGGGAGTAAAGGATAGTATTTTAAATTCTTATAAAGGATACATTGGGGAAATAAAATATTATGAACGTGATAAAGATTCAGCAATGGTATTTTTACATGCTATACCGTATCCAACTATTATCAAATTTCCATTACACCATTTTGTTAAATTTGACCCATATACAAGGGAAGAAATTTGTAATTATTCTAATCTCTAATAAATTTTAATCTAAGAAATTTGACCCATATACAAGGGAAGAAATTTGTAATTATTCTAATCTCTAAGAAATTTTAATCTAAGAAATTTTAGTCTATAAGATAATAAATTTTAATCTAAGAAATTTTAGTCTATAAGATAATAAATTTTAATCTAAGAAATTTTAGTCTATAAGATAATAAATTTTAATCTA